TATTTTGAGAAAAAAACTGATGCAAAGGTTTATCGAAATGAGTTGGAAGGGTATAAACCAGTTATTGATAAAAAGACTGGAAAGTATCCACCTCATAGTTGGAAGTATGAGATCAAAAGAGGACCAGATCATTGGAAAGGATCCAGTAAATAATGTTTCCAATTTTTGGATTAACTAATGTAGAAACAGGAGAGCCTATGTTGATTGGTATATCTGGTAAGGCCCAAAGTGGCAAAGACACACTTGGTAAATTTTTGTGTGATGAATATAAGTGTTTGCATTATTATTTTGCTAAGCCTCTTAAAGAGGGTGCAAAGGTCATGTTTAATTTAACTGATGACCAAATTGCAAACAAAGAAGTTCCAATAGAACCTTGGGGAATTTCTCCAAGAAAAATCTATCAGTTACTTGGGACAGAGGTGGGTCGTGGTATTGACCCTGCTATCTGGATTAAGAACGCTGAGATGTTTATTAAAAGTGTTCCGGGTCGTACTGTTGTGATTACTGATTGTAGGTTTGATAATGAAGCTATTTTTATACGAAATAGAGGTGGTGTTGTTATAAATATTGTGCGAGATCAAAAAGATATTTATGAGAATAAACATTCAAGTGAGGGTGGTTTAAGTCCTGATAATATTGATTTTACTATTTACAATAATGGTACAATAGAAGATATGTGTAATGAAGTTGTATTTGATATTCAGAAGGCTAATTTAGTAGGATGTTAATATGAAACAAATGATTTTAATTTTTATTATATTGTTTTCGACTGGTTGTGTATTTACGAAAGTTGTATCAGTTCCGTTGCGTGTTACGGGAGCAGTTATTTCAGTTGTCCCGTGGGCAGGTGAAAAGGCACATGATGCAATCGACAGCGCAGCTGATACGATAGATGATATTCCAATTTAAATTGCTGTATAATTTTATTGTGAAAGTTTTTTTGGACGGGGGTTCGATTCCCCCCACCTCCACCATATCTAGATGCGGGCTACAATTAGAAACTAATTGTGATAACTGAAGGATCCGCGACTCCTCAGGTTAACGATATGGTTTAATAAGACGAAGATAAAGGGCAGTCAAATAGGGGGGTGACCAGGTTTCGACAGGAGAATGGAAACTATAAAACAGCACCGAGAAGAATGATGGCTCGGTTATCAATCATTCAAACTATAACCGCTAACGATTACGACTTAGCGCTTGCTGCTTAATTATTAGTAGCGGGGTTCGAGGGTACCTGTCAACAGAAACCCTCACCAAATTATTATATAATTGGAGGTAAAAACGTGACAAAACTTGGACTTGTAATTTTAACTGTATTTGTAACTTGTATAGTTTTGACATTTTCAGTATTGGTTCATAAAGCAGGATATAAACATGGCCAAACAGATATGTGTTTTGAAATAGGACATGAAACTGATTTTGATCCTTTGATGATTAGAACTTGTAAAAAAATTAAAATAGAATTATCAGAATGATTTATGTTGACACTAATATGGGAGGACAAATGGAACAATTAACTAAGAATTTTAATTTGAGCGAATTCATTTGTCATTGTGGATGTGGTAGTGATTATATTAATCGTGATTTGGTTGATATGTTACAAAAAGTCAGAGATGATATGCCTATGCAAAATACAATGACTGTTACTAGTGGTGTAAGATGTGAAAAACATAATAGTCAAATTGGTGGTAGTTTAACCTCTAGTCATATTGATGGAGTTGCGGTAGATTTAAAGTGTGAAACAGGGTCTTATCGTCAACAAATTTTAGAACAGTTATTTAAACATTTTAATAGAATTGGTATTGCGAAGAACTTTATCCATGTAGATATTGACCCGGCAAAAGTACCGTCAGTCTGGATTTATTAGGGATAACTTCTTCCTTGTATTATATAGAGAAATTTGTTATAATGTATATAACAATTAGAGATTCATCTAGTAATAGGTGATGTTTGTGAAGTGAAGTTTTTAATAATTTTTTAGGAGTAAAAGTGAATGAGTACTAAACATGGTATGCCGAAAGTCGGTCGAAGAAACGCACGAAAGATTACCAGGACTGAATCTGAATTGACCGGTCTTCCACGTTGGGTTGAGATGTATACGAGCCCAGCAACAGGTCAGGTATCTTTTAAGAATGCTGACATTTCCGGTGGAGCACGAGCAGTAGGTTCTATTCGTAATAAGTTGAATAAGTTTTATTCTGCGTAAGCGAAGGACAGAAACAAAAAGGGGGGATAGGAAACTGTCCCCCTTTTTATCTTTTTAACTAAGAGGTCACAATGAAACAATCTCAATACAATTTAATGTTTTTGATTTTCTTTTTTGTCACTTCCCTTTGTTTGTGGAAAGTAGATAATGGTGTACAACAAGCTTTGAATGAAGTTGATATGTTAATTCCTTATGAGATTTTAGAGGAGGATAATAGAGTTCTTAAACAGATTAACCCTAAACCAAATTTGGTTAAAGTAAATCAAACTCTTACTCTTTCAGAGGAAGAAACTAATTGTCTTGCTTTAAATGTTTATTGGGAGGCAAGAAATCAAGATACACCAGGACAGATAGCAGTTGCTTTCGTAACTATAAACAGAAAGTTAAATAGATATTTTAAAAATGATGTTTGTGAAGTAGTAAAACAGGGTTATAGAAAAACACATGGGTCATGTGCTTTTTCATGGTTTTGTGATGGTCTATCTGATAGACCTAAAGATAAAAAAGCATTTGAGTATGCTCAAAAAGTTGCAGATTGGACAGTAGAATATTATTATACTCAATCTGAAATATATAAGGATAAGCCAACTCATTATCATGCTGATTATATCAAAAAGCCTTGGTGGACAAAACATATGAAACGGATAACTAAAATTGGAGATCACATATTCTACTCAGGAGTTTAAATTGGCTAATGAAACGAAACCTACAAATCCAAACATTACACCGGAAGACCATGATATATTTTTATTCATGGGACCGGTTACTGATGAAGCATGTAAAGATTTAATTGCATTTATTTTAGTACAAAATACATCAAACCCACGACCAAAGCATTTGAAATTGATAATCAATTCGGTGGGTGGTGAATTAAATGCAGCTTTTGCTGTTATTGATATGATGAGAGGTAGTCCAATACCAATTCATACGATAGGATTGGGTTGTGTAGCTTCAGCAGCATTTTCTATATTTATTGCAGGAGAAAAAGGACATAGAACATTAACACCGAATACCTCAATAATGAGTCATCAATATACATGGGGTATGTATGGTAAGGAACATGAATTGTTTTCTACTGTTAAAGAATATGAATTAACTACAGAGAGAGTAATTAACCATTATAAGAAGTGTACAAATTTAAAGGAAAAACAAATAAGACAATATCTATTACCACCACATGATGTTTGGTTAAGTGCTAAACAGGCAAAGAAACTTGGTATATGTGATAAGATTAAGGACCTTAAATAATGTCAATTGATATATCTTTAGATATAGAGAAAATGGTTAGTGAGAAAAAGATTACATATATGGAAGCTGTTTTACTCTATACTGAGGACATTGATGGTGAAATAGAGATGGTTTCTAAACTTATAAATAAATCTATTAAAGATAAAATAGAATATGAGGCTCAAGAGCTGAATATGTTAAAACGAACAGGAAAACTTCCATTATAGAAAGGAGAGAGTTGGAAGATATAGTATGATACTTAATAATAAAATAATATAACGTAATAAGGAGTAATAAGTATGGCTAGTTTTAAAGATTTAAAGAAAAACCGTATATCCAACTTGCAGAATCTTTCTAAGCAGGTTGAAAAACTCGCAGAAAAACCTTCCTACGGTGATGACCGTATTTGGAAATGTGAACGTGATAAATCTGGTAATGGTTATGCCGTGATTCGTTTCCTCCCCGCTACTGCAGATGAAGATACACCTTGGGTACAACTTTGGTCGCACGGATTCAAAGGTCCCGGTGGATGGTATATCGAAAATTCTCTAACTACTCTTGGTAAAGATGATCCGGTATCGAAAGCTAATACATCTTTGTGGAACTCTGGTATTGATTCCGATAAAGATTTGGCTCGAGCACGTAAACGAAAATTAAGCTATTA